GGGCGCGAACGTGGTCGACGGCTCACTTGCACGCTTTCTGATCCTGCCCAGCGACGAGGATTACCCGGACGAGAACATCGCCGTTGGCATCCGGCAGGCCCCGCCAGCGCTGATCCACGGATTGCATCGCGTGGCCGCTGGGGGTGGGCACCAGAAAGGTAATCTTGCGGGCAAGACGGCCGATCAGAACACGACGGTTGATCCAACCATCGTGGCCATGACCGATGAAGCGAGGGCGCGTTTCAAGGCGCTGAGTGCAGAGTTGACGGAAGAGTTGCGGGCCGCAGCAGGAACAGCCTTCACGGCGATCCTGGCACGCATTGGTGAAAACGCGTTGAAGCTGGCGCTGATCGTGACGGTGGGGCGCGACCCAGCAAAACCCGTGATCGACCTCTCGGCGGCAAACTGGGCTATCGACTTCGTGCGCCACTACGCGCAGCGGACCATGGCGGAAGTGGAGCGTCATGTGGCCGACACTGAAACCGAGGCGCATCTGAAGCGGCTCAAAGAAATCGTTCGGAATGCCGGGGCAAAGGGCATCACCAAATCTGAGATCACGCGGGCATCACAATGGTTGAAATCCCGCGATCGAAATGAGATTCTGGAAACGCTGATCGAAAGCGGGGACATCACCACCGCCATGCGCGACACCGGTGGTCGCAGGGCCATGGTTTACCGTATTTTAAGGTGACCAATATGCTTCCTTCAAAACGGGGTTTTCTTCAATTGAAATAAGTTGAGGTCTAAATCGCTGTCCGGAAATGGATTTTTGACTTCCTTCACTTCTTTCAATCTTTCAAGAGGACACCTGTATATACGTGTCATCGCGCATGCGACGAGAAGTAGGGAGAAGGTATCTATTGAAATAATAGAAATATTGAAGGAAGGCATATTATACATACTGTTCAACACCTTAGAGGTCGACTTCTTTCAAATCGGTCTGTTGATGGAATTGAAAGAAGCGCCGGACGGTCCAACCGTCCCGTACCTGACGTGACCAGACCAACCTTCGGGGCCTGGCGAGACCGTAGCCTTCACCGGCCAGCCCTCTCGCCGAGCCCGGCAAACCGAAGAGGAGGTCGTCATGACCCAATCACAAAACCCGCGCTGCATTCTGGCGCTCGATCTTGGAACCACGATGGGCTGGGCGCTCCGCACCTTCGACGGGCTGATCACCAGCGGCACGGCGTCGTTCCGCCCGGGCCGCTTTGACGGCGGTGGTATGCGCTATTTGCGGTTCACAAATTGGCTGAGCGAGGTTGACCGTTTGTCCGGGCCGATCGAAGCGATTTATTTCGAAGAGGTGCGCCGCCATGTGGGCACCGATGCAGCGCATGTCTTTGGCGGTCTGATGGCCAGCTTGACCAGTTGGGCCGAACTGCGCGGCATCCCGTATCAGGGCGTCCCTGTTGGCACGATCAAAAAACATGCCACCGGCAAGGGCAACGCCAACAAGAAGGCGATGATTGCGGCTGCCCGGGACCGAGGGTTCAGCCCAACTGATGACAACGAGGCGGATGCCATCGCGATCCTGCTCTGGGCGATTGAAACGCGGGGAGGTGTCGCATGAGGTGGTATCCACACGGCTACGGCGGCCAGCGCCGCGAGCCCGACCGCGTCAAACGCGATGGTTGGCGGGAACTGGGTGTGCTGGCCGTCAGCATCGATGATCACCGTCTGACCTGGCCCGAGCGTGAACTGGTCGAACAGCTGGGGACCAAGCTTTACGGGCCACGGCCCGCCGGGGAGGTGCGCCATGGTTGATCGGAATTGGACTGCTGATGACGTCGCAGCGCATTTCGAGGAGGCATTTCGCACCCTGCGCAAGCTCCCGCCGGTCAAGGCGCGTGGGTATTTCACCGCCTGGCCAGACATCGTGCGGACCAGCCGCGAGATTGCCGCGATGGAACCAGAGCCCATGCGGGTCAGGCCATCACCCGCTGCCATCACCCGGCTCGAGCAGACCTTCGATTGGGTGCTCTGGATCGAAACGGCGGAGCGCAAGCTGGTCTGGTCACGCGCCGCCCGCGTGCCGTGGAAACAGATCAGCGGCGATCTGGGGTGCGATCGCACCACCGCGTGGCGGCGCTGGCAGCTTGCGCTCACCAAGATCGCGGCGCGGCTGAATGCAGCGTGATTCCAAAGTGTTGCAACACTTTAGTATTCGACACATGCAACAGATCGGTGCTATAAACAGGGTATGATCGGGAGACGAGCGTCAAGAACGCCCCCGGTCGTTTTCCATTCCTTTCGTCCCTGCGAGGCACCATGGCTGTCCGCCCACCCATCCATCGCCCGGTTGGGCGGCGCGACAAACGTGAGGCCGACCGAGACTACGCCCGTAAACGTGATCCAGCCATTCGCGCGCTTTACGCCTCTGCCCGGTGGCAGCGCGCCCGGCGACATTTCCTGGCGCAGCATCCGCTCTGCGCCGAATGCGAGCGCCAGGGGCGCGTGAGCGCGGCCAACACCGTTGATCACATCATCCCGCACCGCGGCGACACAGAGCGGTTCTGGGACCCGGACGGTTGGCAGGCGCTCTGTGCCAGCTGTCACAGTCGCAAGACCGCCGCCGAGGATGGCGGCTTCGGCAACGCCCGCCGCCAACCATAAACCACCGCCCCCCGGGGGGGGAGGGTAAATCTCTGGGGCCTTCCAGCCCCGGACCGGGCGCCAAGCTTTCTTTATCCGTGGCCAAAATGGCGATGGGGGGGTGCCGCCATGAAACAAAGGAAATCATCCGTGTCCGATCGCGAACTTGCCATTGAGTATCGTGCGCTCGATAGCCTCGTGCCCTATGCGCGCAATGCCCGCACCCATTCGGAGGCGCAGATTGCCGAGATCGCCGGGTCCATCCGCGAATTCGGCTTCACCAACCCGGTGTTGATTTCTGAGGATGACACGTTGATCGCGGGCCACGGCCGGGTGCTGGCCGCGCGCCTGCTGGCGATGGAGACCGTGCCGAGCATTGTGTTGACCGGCTTGTCCGAGAGCCAGCGCCGAGCGCTGGTGCTGGCTGACAACCGCATCGCGCTGAATGCCGGATGGGACGAAAGCCTGCTGGCGCTGGAACTTACCGATCTGAAAGAGGCAGGGTATGATCTTGGGATCATGGGGTTCGAGGACGGTGAGCTCGACCGGCTTTTGTTGGGGTCGGAGGACGAAGAAGGATCAACCGCGCCGAGCGTGATCCCGGAGCCGCCGCGCAACCCGGCGTCGCAAACGGGCGACCTCTGGATCCTTGGCGATCACCGGCTGCTCTGCGGGGACAGCACAAGCCACGATGACGTGCGGCGTCTGATGAATGGCGAGCGGGCCATCCTGTTCGCAACCGATCCGCCGTATCTGGTGGATTACGACGGCTCCAATCACCCGACACGTAACAAGGATTGGTCGCAGTCTTACGGCACCACATGGGACGACAGCAGCCAAGGTGCAGAGCTTTACGACGGGTTCATTGCCGCCGCCGTGGCCGAGGCCATTACCGAGGATGCGGCCTGGTATTGCTGGCACGCCTCGCGCCGCCAGGCGATGCTCGAGGAATGTTGGGAAAAAGCCGGGGCCTTCGTGCACCAGCAGATCATCTGGGTGAAAGAGCGCGGCGTGCTGACCCGCTCGCATTACCTCTGGAAACACGAGCCCTGCCTGATGGGCTGGCGCCGCCCGAACCGCCCGCCCAAGGTAGCCGATGAAACGCTGTCCTCGACCTGGGAAATGCCCAGCTTCACCAAGGACGAGCGGCCCGACCACCCGACGCCGAAACCGCTGGATGCTTTCGGCATTCCGATGCGCCAGCATGTGGCGCGCGGCGGGCTGTGCTACGAGCCGTTCGCGGGCTCGGGCTCGCAGATCATGGCTGGTGAGGTGAATGATCGACGCGTCAACGCAATGGAGATCAGCCCGGCCTATATCGACGTCTGCATCGAGCGCTGGCAGGCTGAGACTGGACGGGATGCGACACTAGAGTGTGATGGTCGGACATTCGCGCAGGTGAAGGCGGAGCGGCTGGGAGATGGGAACGCGCCCGCCGAAATAACGCAGGACGAGCCCGCCGCGCCGAAGCGCAGCCGCAAGCGGAAGGCCGCGGTTTGAAGCAGTCGCGCGTCATGTCCTTGGTCGAGGCCATCGCCAACGTGATCGTCGGCTACGGCGTCGCGGTCGTGACGCAGATCCTGATCTTCCCGATCTTCGGCCTGCACACGACGCTGGCGCAAAACCTGAAGATGGGCGGGGTGTTCACGCTGGTGAGCATCGCACGCTCTTTCGCTCTGCGGCGGCTCTTCGAGGCGATCAGGGTTGCCAACCGCTCCGGCGGCCATGCCGCACATGGAGAACCTGTACCGCCCCGTCGATAACGACGTAATAAATTCGCCAGCGGGTTCCGCGACCATAGAGTGCCCGTCGTATCTGCTGATCGAAAGCCTTTGCTTCAGGTGCAATTGGATGCGCCTCCGGCATGGCCCCAAGCGCAAGGATCATTTTTCGGATGCCAGCAAGCCATTCGTCCGCCGCTCTCGGATTGCGATCGCGCAACCAGCCCCATGATGCTGTCAGATCATCTGCCGCATTTGGCGTGATGATCACCGGCAGAGGAATGGTCATTTCTTCTGAGCGAGGTCGTCAAAGAAGTGGCCCGCCTCGGTGCCTTCGCCAGCATGCGCCTGCGTCAGCCCCTTGCGGATGCCTGCAACGGTTTCGGCATAGTCAAGCTGGTCCTGCATGTCCTGCCAAGCGCCCGCGTCCATGACGACGACTGAGGGCTTGCCATTGACGGTCAGGATCTGCGGCCGCCCGCTTTCTTTAATACGCGCGATTATGCGTGCTGAGCTTCGCTTGAACTCGGTGAGCGGAGTGATGTCTTTGGTAATATTCATGGCTCGTCTCCCGGCGCGCATCTTATATGGTGCTAATATAGCATCATTCTAGATGCGCGTCGAGATCTGCTGTCTAAGTGTTGATGCTGTAAACCCGACCACGTCCTTCGACCTTCTCGGAGGTGACTGTCAGTCCGAGCCGCGTCTTGAGCGCACCAGACATCGCACCTCTCACAGTGTGTGATTGCCATCCGGTGGCCGCGACGATCTCATCGATAGTCGCGCCGCCCTCGGCGCGCAGCATATCGATCAGCTTGGCCTGTTTGGTTCCCTCGCGCGGTTTGCGTGTCGTGGGAGCGGGTTTGCGTTTGGCGGTTTTGGTATCAGAACGTTTGTTCATGGGGTCGTCTCCGTATTCGGGCCCGCGACATGCGGCGCCTTCTACAACCCCAAGCCGCGTAAGGCGCGCGGCAAGAGGCCCGGTGGTGCAAGAGGTCACTCGGCGTTTTCGCCTTCGCCAAAGGCGCTGTCGGTGATGCGCTTCAGCAGGCTGGCGTAATGCTCGATCGTGCCGACATGGCCCCAGTTCACCTCGTCAGGATGGGCGTTGAAATGGTCGTCGCTGAGCGCCTGCAGCCGTGTGAGCATCTCGTCGATCTCCGCCTTCTTGCCGATGAAGGCATTCAGCGCGGCTTCGCGGTTGCGGCGCGCTTTCTCGGCGCGAAGTTGGTGGCGGGGCGTTGTCAGCGGGTTCAGGCGGGTAGTCATTTGATGGTCCTTTCGTTTGTCTGCTCGATGATCGCGAGGATTGCGCAGGCCATGCCGCCCAGAAACTCGCTGCGGTGGAACACGATTTCGTCGATGTGGTTGGCGTTATCGATGGCGGGATCGACCAGCAGATCGCTTGCCATGTGCGGCATCAGGCGGGTGACTTCGTTGTTGTAGCGCTCGGCGATGGTCATGGTTCTAGCTCCGGGGGCGTTGGTGTCTTCGTTTCTGTGTCATCACTATCGCTCTATGGGCGCTCATAGTGTAGGAAAATCGCAGCAATATCATTGCTTTATAAGCTGAATGTACGATCAGGAGACTTGGCATGGCGGGCAGAAAACCGCTGCCCACGCAGCTGAAACTGGTGAAGGGGACCGCGCGGCCGCACCGGATGAACGCGGACGAGCCGAGGCCGGAGGTGGCCACGCCGCCGCCGCCCGATCACCTTGATGAGGCGGCTGCGGCAAAGTTCACCGAGATGGCGGCGCTGCTGGCGCGCCACGGCGTGATGACCGAGCTCGATGTGAGCGCGCTGGCCCGTTACGTTGTGGTCTGGCGGCGCTGGCTTGACGCCGAAGAGGAGGTGAAACGCCGCGGTCCGGTGGTCAAGACCGTGAGCGGCAACATCATCCAGAACCCGTTCCTGGCGGTGGCGAACAAATGTCTGGCCCAGATGGGCCAGATCGAGAGCGAATTCGGGCTCACGCCGTCCAGCCGAACGCGGGTGCGCATGGCGGAACCTGCCGAGACGCGTGATCCGTTTGAGGATTATCTGAACCGTGGCCAAAAAACCTAAAGCAAAGCGCCCGGTCTGCCCGGTTAAAGCCTATGCGCGCGGTGTGGTTGGCGGCAAGATTATCGCGGGGCGGCTGGTACAGCTCTCCTGCGCACGCCACTTGGCCGATCTCAAATCCGGCGCAGCGCGTGGTCTCGTCTGGGATGGCGCGGCGGCGCTGCACGCGATCGAGTTCTTCAGCCATTTGCGTCATTCAACCGGGGAGTGGGCGGGCGAGCCCTTCGTGCTGCAGTCCTGGCAGGAATTCGTGGTGGGCGCGATGTTCGGCTGGAAGCGCAAGGCCGGTCGGGACCAGGACAACCCGCGCCGGTTTCGCACCGCCTATGTGGAGGTGGCCCGCAAGAACGGTAAATCGGCGCTGTTGGCAGGGATCGCTCTCTATGCGCTGATTGCCGATGGGGAGCCTGGTGCCCATGTCTATGCCGCTGCCACCACCCGCGATCAGGCGCGGATCGTCTTCGGTGAGGCCGAGCGCATGGTTGCGGCAAGCCCGGCGCTCTCTAGCCGGGTGACAAGGACGGTCAACAATCTCGCGGTGCTGCCGACCGCGTCCTGGTTCCGGCCGCTCTCGGCGGATGCCAGCAAGATGGACGGGCTCAACGTGCATCTGGCCGCTGTTGACGAGGTGCATGAGCATCCCGGGCCGGAGATCATTCAAAAGCTCAACACCGCGACTGGTGCGCGGCGGCAGCCACTGATCGTCGAGATCACCACTGCCGGGTATGATCGTCACTCTGTCTGCCGCCAGCATCATGAGTTCTCGGTCAAGGCGCTGGAGGGCACGGTGCCGCATGAGACGGCCGACAGCTGGTTTGCCTATATCGCCACCATCGACGAGGGCGATGATTGGATCGACGCGGATGTCTGGGTGAAGGCGAACCCGAGCCTCGGCGTGACGGTGAAGATGGACGATCTGAAGCGGCAGATCGACGAGGCGCGGGAAATGCCCGCCCAGCAGAACGCCATCCGGCGGCTGCGGCTCAATGAATGGACAGAGCAGGTCACCCGCTGGCTTGACATGGATGTCTGGGCCGAGGGCGGCCCGCCACCTGCTACCGATTGGCAGGTGGTGCGCGATGACCTTGCAGACTTGGAGCAAAAGCTGGCGGGGCGCGAATGCTATGGTGGGTTGGATCTGGCCCGCGTCAATGACCTTTCGGCCTTCGTGCTGCTGTTTCCGCCCACCGCGGATCCGGCCCTCGGGGCGCTGGCGGATAAATGGATCACCCTCTGCCGGTTCTGGGTGCCCGAGGAGGATATTCTGCGCCGGGGTAAGCGCGATCGGGTGCCTTACGCCACATGGCGCGACCAAGGCTTCCTGACCGCCACCCCTGGCAATGCCACGGATTTTGCCTTCGTCGAGGCCGAGATCATCGCTCTGGCTGCGCGCTTTGATCTGCGCGAGCTTGCGTATGATCGCACCTTCGCGGGTGAGATCGTCCAGCATCTACAGGATGAGGGGCTGAACCTGGTGCAATTTGGGCAGGGCTTTTTGAGCATGGCGGCACCGACGGCGGAACTGGAGCGGCTGTCGGTCTCGCGCATGCTTTGGCATGGCGGCCATCCGGTGCTGCGCTGGAACGCCTCGAACGTGGCGGTGCGCCACGATCCGGCGGGCAATATCAAGCCCGATAAGGAGCGCTCCAGCGAGCGTATCGATGGCATCGTCGCCACCTGCAATGCCCTCGGGCGAGCGCTGCTGCGCGACATCAATGCCGGCCGCTCGGTCTACGACAATCGCGGCATCCTGGTCCTGTAGGAGCAACGCCACATGTCTTTCTGGTCCCGCTTGTTCGCAGGCAAACCGCCTGCGGTCCCGTCGCCGCGCGCTGCTGTCCAGGATGCCGGTGGCGGTTTGACCATCACGACCGCGAGCGAGCTGGACGCGGCGCTGCGGGCCGGGACACTGAGCGCGTCCGGCGCGTTGGTGACGCCGGACAGCGCCATGCGGGTGGCGGCCGTTTACGCCTGCGTGCGCATCATTTCCGGGGCGGTGGCAACATTGCCGCTGCACATCAAGCGCCGGGTCGATGCGCGCACCCGCGAGGATGCCTCGGATGCACCGATCTGGCGGGTGTTGCGGCGGCGGCCGAACCGCTGGCAGACACCATCGCAGTTCCGCCGCATGATGCAGGCGCATCTGCTGCTGCGCGGCAATGGCTATGCGATGATCGTGCGCTCGCGCGGCGAAGTCCGCGAACTGATCCCGCTGCACCCTGACCGAGTCGCGGTCACGCAGGGCGATGATCTTACTCTGGCCTACGTCTATACCCGGATGGATGGGCAGCGGGTGTCGCTGGAACAGGACGAGGTGCTGCATCTGGTCGGGCTGACGCTGGACGGTGTGCACGGGGTCTCGGCTATTGCCTATGCCCGCGAGACCATCGGTCTGGCGCTGGCGATGGAGGATCACGGGGCCACGACGTTCCGAAATGGGGCGCGGGTCAGCGGCGTTCTGAAGCACCCGCAAAAGCTCGGGCCCGAGGCGGTGGCCAATCTCAAGGCCGGTTTGGATGCGTTCCGCGCCGGTGGCGAGCAGGAAGGCAAGAACCTGATCCTCGAGGAGGGCATGGATTATTCCCGCATCGCCATGACGGCGGAGGATGCGCAATGGATCGAGAGCCGCAAGTTCAGCCGCACCGATATCGCCATGTTCTTCGGGGTGCCGCCGCATATGATCGGCGACACCGAGAAGTCCACCAGCTGGGGCACCGGCATCGAGCAGCAATCGATCGGCTTTGTCGCCTATACGCTCGAGGATCACCTGACGATGTGGGAAGAGGCGATCGATCGTGACCTGATCGGCGCTGACGACACGCTCTATGCCCGGTTCAATCGCGCAGCCCTGGTCAAGGGCGATATCAAGGCCCGCTGGGAGGCCTATGTCAAAGGCCTGCAATGGGGCGTCTACAGCCCCAATGAAATCCGGGCGCTGGAAGACCAGAATCCGCGCGACGGTGGCGACGTTTATTATCCGCCGCCAAACACCGCGGGTGACCCGCAAACAACCGAAAGGGATACCGATGAGCCTGCGTGACCTCCCGGCTGGACCGGACTTTCAACGCCCCGCCACCTATCAGTTTGATACGCCGTCCGATGCGCTAGCAAAATGGGCTGACATGCCGAGCCCAACGACGGCCAGCGACAACACCACGATCACGATGCTCGATATCATCGGCGACGACGGCATGGGCGGTGGCGTGAGCGCGAAACTGATCGCGGCGGCGCTGCGCGCGATCGGCAATCGCGACGTCACCGTGCAGATCAACTCTCCCGGCGGGGACATGTTTGAAGGCATCGCCATTTACAACCTGCTGCGCGCGCATCCAGCCGAGGTAAGCATCGAGGTGCTGGGCATTGCCGCCTCGGCGGCCTCGGTCATCGCCATGGCTGGCGACAACATCCGCATGGCGCCGAGCAGTTTCTTGATGCTGCACAATGCCTGGGGCGTGGTGATTGGCAATCGCCACGACATGGCCGAGGCCACGACGCTGTTCGAGCGTTTCGATGGCGCGTTGGCGGATATTTATGCGGCGCGCAGCGGCATGGCACGATCTGAGGTTGCCAGGCTGCTGGATGCCGAAACCTTCCTGACGGCGCAAGAAGCGGTGGCTGCGGGGCTGGCGGATATCATCGCGGGCGAAACCGACGCAGCCTCGGATGTTTCTGCGCAGGTGCGTCCCGACATCCTCGCCAAGCGCCGCATTGACGCGGCGCTGGCGCAGCAAGGCATCCCCCGCAGTGAGCGGCGCGCGATGCTGAAACAGATTACCGGCACGCGCAACGCTGCCAAACCCGCCACGCATGACGCTGGCTTTGACCCTGCTGCCCTGCGGCAGCTTCTCGACACACTTCAAGCCTAGGAGGCTGTCATGACCGACATGACCAAACCCCGCATCCGCGGGGCCGTGCGCGTGCGCGCGGAGAGCGGCGATGCGAATGCCATCGTCACCGAGTTGAACAAGGCCTTTGCCGCGTTCAAGACCGAGCATCAGGAGGAGTTGAAAGGCATCAAGGCGAAGTTCGCCGACGTTGTGCAGGCCGAGAAGGTCGAGCGCATCAACACCGAGATCGGCAAGCTGCAGACGGCGCTGGATGAGACCAATGCCCAGCTGGCGGCGGCCAGGCTCGGCGGCGCGAGCGATGGCCAAGTGCCCTCGGCGGAGATGCGCGAACATGCAAAGGCGTTTAACCAGTTCTTCCGGCGCGGCACCGAGGAGGGGCTGCGCGAGCTTGAGATGAAGGCCGCGCTGCGCACCGACAGCGACCCGGACGGTGGCTATGTCGTGCCTGATCAGATGGAGCAGACCATCGATCGGGTGCTGGGATCGGTCTCGGCCATGCGCTCCATTGCCAGCGTCATGTCGGTCTCGGCGGCCAGTTACAAGAAACTGGTGAACCAGGGCGGTGCCGGAGCAGGCTGGGTCGGGGAGCGCCAGGCGCGCCCGGAAACCGCAACCCCGACGCTGGCGGAGCTGTCGTTTCCCGCCATGGAGATCTATGCCAACCCAGCAGCGACCCAGACATTGCTTGATGATGCGCGGGTCGATATCGCGGCCTGGCTGGCTGAGGAGGTCTCGACCGCCTTTGCCGAAGCCGAGGGTGCGGCCTTCATCAGCGGTGATGGGGTCAACCAGCCCCGCGGTCTCTTGTCCTATGACACGGTGGCCAACGCGTCCCACTCCTGGGGCAAGATCGGCTATACCGCCTCCGGCGTGGCCGCGGCCTTGACCGACAGCAGCCACAATGGCGTCGATGCGCTGATCGATTTGATCTACTCGATCAAGCAGGGGTACCGGCAAAACGCCCGTTTCCTCATGAACAAGTCGCTGCAGGCGACGGTGCGCAAGCTGAAGTCGAAGACCGAGGAGCTCTATCTGTGGCAGTCCCCGGTGCAGGCGGGCCAGCCCGCGACGCTGCTGGGCTATCCGATCACCGACGACGACAACATGCCGGATGTGGCGGCGGGGGCGTTCCCGGTGGCTTTTGGCGACTTCCGCCGTGGCTATCTGATCGTTGATCGTTTCGGCGTCCGGGTTCTGCGCGATCCCTATACCAACAAGCCTTACGTGCATTTCTATACCACCAAGCGCGTTGGCGGCGGGGTGCAGAACTTCGAGGCGATCAAGCTGCTGAAGATCGCGGCCTCCTGAGCCTTTGCGGGCGGGATCGCTCGCCCGCACCACACCTCCATTCCTGAAAGGACACTTTGATGAAGGACATGCATTCCGATCTGTCGGTGATCTCGGCCATCGATGCGGCCACACTGGCGGCCGACAACACACCCGCTGCAATCGATCTGCGCGGCTACGACGCCGCTGAAATCGTACTCGCGATCGGCGCGGGCGGCATCACGTTCACGTCCAGCAACAAGATCGAGTTCAAGCTGACGCACTCCGAAGACGACGCAAGCTATGAACCGGTCACCGAGGTTGATGTACTCGGTATCGAGGAAATCGGCAGCGGCGGGGTGATCAAGGCGCTGGTGGCGGCGCATGCCCAAGCTGGCGTCTATCGTTTCGGCTATGTCGGCGGCAAACGCTACGTGAAGCTCCTGGCGGCGTTTTCAGGCACCCATGGGACCGGCACGCCGATCGCAGGCGTTGTGATCCGGGGTCACGGCCAGATCAACCCGCAGGTCGCACAGGCCTGATGCTGATGCGCGGGCGGCGATGGTCGCCCGCGTTCTTTTGCGGAGGTTTCTGATGACCACCCTTGTTCGCACCACAGCCCCAGCGGAGGCCCCGATCACGCTGAGTGAGGCAAAGGCGCAAATCCGCGTCGATCACAATGAGGAGGATGTGCTGATCCAGCACTATATCGATGCGGCCACCTCGCTGCTCGATGGGCCGGCGGGTCTGCTTGGGCGGTGCCTGGTGACCCAAAGCTGGCAGATGAATGTCGACGCTTTGGCCGGACCAGTGCATTTGCCGTTTCCGGACACGGTGATCGATGAGGCGAAATTTTCCGATGGCGATGGTGAGGACGTGCCCTACCGGCGCGAGATGTGCGGGCAGCGTCCCGTCCTGATCCCGCTGCAGGGCAGGGGGCGGACTGCGGTCATCTCCTTCACCTCGGGCTATGGTGCGCCGCAGGATGTGCCTGCCACGTTGCGTCAGGCAATTCTGCTCCTCATCGCCCACTGGTATGACAACCGGGAGGCGGTCACGATCGGTGCGGCAGGCGCCGCTTTGCCCATGGCCGTGGATGCGCTGATTGCGCCGTCGCGGCTGCAGTGGATATGAGCCATGACGGCCGGAAAGCTCGATCGCCGCGCGCAGTTTCGCCGCTATGTTGAAATCGATGATGGGTTCGGAACGGTCCAGAGCTGGGAGGATCATGGCGATCCGGTCTGGGTCCAGCTCACCCATGTCAGCGACAGCGAGAAGTGGCAGGCAGCGCAGGTGCAGGCGACCGTGACATCCCGCCTGCGCCTGCGCTGGTCCAGCTTCGCCGCTGACATCAGCCCGCTCGATCGCGTCATTTGCGAAGGGCGCGATTACAACATCACCGGTGTCAAGGAAATCGGGCGGCGAAAGGCCATCGAGATCACCGCCAGTGCTCGCGCCGATCAGGTCTGACTGCGAGACACCCCGTGCCATCTGATCCCAACAATCCGGTCCATCTGCCGCGGCAGGAGTTCGAGGCGATGCTGACGCGCGCGGCGGAAGAAGGCGCGAAACGCGCACTCGCCGATGTTGGCCTCGACGGGGACGAGGCCGCGCTCGACATCCGCGATCTGCGCTCGCTACTGGACTGCATCCGGCTGGTGCGTCGCACCGCGATGCAAACCGCCGTGCGCATGATCACCACCGGCGTGATGCTGGCGCTGCTGGCCGGGATCGCGATCAAACTCAAGATTTTTGGCGGCGGCCCGTAGCTGCTCACAATCCCTCATCATCAGCTGACCAGTACCCGCCCATGTGGCGGGCTTTTTTGTCTTGGAGGCCCCCATGAGCACGACGTTTTACGACCATTGGCAAGATGTGCCGGATGGCAGTTGGCGCTGGCCGAACTTCAGTCCGGCCGAGATCGCCTGCCGCGGCACCGGCAAGCTGTTGGTCAATGAACCCGCGCTGGACAAGTTGCAGACGCTGCGCGACCGGCTTGGCAAGCCGCTGATCGTCCGCTCCGCCTATCGGAGCCCCGAGCACAATCGCGCTGTCGGCGGTGCGACCCGCTCGAAGCACATGGACGGCGCCGCCTTCGACATCGCCATGACGAACCATGATTCCGTGGCTTTCGAGGCGGCAGCACGGGAGGTCGGGTTCCTCGGATTCGGCTTCTATCCGCGCTCGGGCTTTATCCATGTCGATCTCGGGCCCGCACGTCAGTGGGGCGAGCGGTTCCCGGTCCGGGCGACTGCCTTCGCCGAAGAAACGCCACCAGCGCGCGAGGTTTTGGCGGAAAGCCGCACAATGAAAGGTGGCGGGGCAGCGGGTGTCGCGACATTGGGCGCGGCAGGTGTCGAGGTCGCGCGGAACGTCTTGGCCGAGACACAGTCCGCCGTCCTGCCGCTGGTCCCCTATCTGGATACACTTCGCTGGGTGTTCATTGCTGTGGCGCTCATTGGCATCGCGGTCGCGATCTATGCCCGGCTTGATGATTGGAAACGGGGGAAGAGATGATCGCGACCATTTTCGGCTGGATCGCAGCCACCCCTTGGACGAGGTCCGCGCTGCGCTACGCCGTAACAGCCTTCGCGATCCTTCTGTTCCTGCTTGCCCTGCGCCGCTCCGGCGAACGCGCTGGTCGCCTGGCGGAACGCCTTGAAGCTAGGGAGAAAGCTGATGAAGTTCAGCGAAGGATGCTGGAGGCGGCGGCTCGCCGTCCTCGTGATTGGGGCCAGTTGGTTGACCGGCTGCGTGAAGGCGGATTTTGAGGCTGGCGGCGTAGCGGCATGCCCGCCGGTCGCCGACTATAGTCGGGAGTTTCAGGCACGGGCGGCCGAAGAATTGGCGATGCTGCCGGACGGATCGACTGTCGTCGAGATGATGGCCGACTACGCTGTGATGCGGGAGCAGGCGCGGGTGTGCGGGTGAAACTTCTGTAACGACGCGGGACGGCGATTGCTTCAGGCCATATTTCTGATATCCATGAAATATGGAAGAACTGATTCCCTTTCGCCTGTCCATTCTTGGTCATCCGCAGCGGCTAGCCGTGTTCCGGCTCCTCATGCGCCGGTATCCGGATCGCGTGCCCGCAGGAGAACTAGCGGAGGCGTTGGACCTCAAGGCATCTACGCTTTCGGCATACCTGTCGGCGCTGAGCCAGGCAGGGCTGGTCGCCCAGGAGCGGGTCGGGACTTCACTGCGCTACCAGATCGCCATGAAGGAGGTGCGGCGCACCTTCGATTACCTGCTCCTCGACTGTTGTCGCGGTCGGCCGGAGCTCTGCTCTCCCGTCTCCTTGTTCTCCGCCTCAGGAAACCCGCTCATGACTGACCGCAAGTATAAGGTGCTCTTCATCTGCACCGGCAATTCCGCCCGCTCGATCTTCGCCGAGTCGATCCTCCGGAAAGAGGGGGGCGACCGCTTTGAGGCTTACTCTGCCGGCACAAGGCCTCGCTCGGAACTGAACCCGTTTGCGCTGGATGTGCTGCAGCAGAAGGGCCATGACATCTCGGTTCTTCGCGCCAAGAACATCGCCGAGTTCCAAGGCGAGAGCGCGCCGAAGTTCGACTTCGTGTTCACGGTCTGCAACCAGGCTGCAAACGAGGAGTGCCCGGCCTGGATGGGCCAGCCGGTGAGCGCGCATTGGGGCATGCCGGATCCAGTGAAGTCCGAAGGAACCGACGCACAGAAGAGCCTGGCCTTTCATCAGGCCTACGGGGCTCTGCATAACCGGATCAAGGTCTTCACGGCGCTGCCGATCGCCTCGCTGGATCGCATCTCGCTCCAGAAGGCGGTGGACGATATCGGGCAGGTCGCGGCAGGGGCCGACGCCGGTGCGCGCGCATGACGGTCTATGCCCTCAACGGCCTCGGCCGGATCGGCAAGCTGGCGCTCCGCCCGCTTCTCGAGCGCGGCGCGCAGATCGCCTGGATCAACGACGCGGTCGGCGATCCGGCGATGCATGCGCATCTGCTCGAATTCGACACCGTGCACGGGCGATGGGATGCCGCGTTCGACCATGACGCCGACAGCGTGACCATCGACGGGGTGCGACTGCCATTCGTGGGCGTGCGGGACTTGTCGGCGCTGCCGCTGGACGGGGTGGATGTGGTCATCGATTGCACGGGCGTTTTCAAGACCGAGGCGAAGATCGCGCCCTATTTCGACGCGGGTGTCGGGCGCGTGGTGGTCTCGGCCCCGGTCAAGGACGGCGGCGCGGCCAACATCGTCTACGGGGTGAACCACGATATCTACGATCCTTCGACGCACCGGATCGTCACGGCGGCCAGCTGCACGACAAATTGCCTCGCGCCGGTGGTGAAGGTCATCCACGAGGCCATCGGAATCCGCCACGGCTCGATCACTACGATCCACGACGTGACGAACACCCAGACCATCGTGGACCGCCCCGCCAAGGACCTGCGCCGCGCGCGCTCGGCACTGAACAGCCTAATCCCCACCACCACGGGAAGCGCCACCGCGATCACGCTGATCTATCCCGAGCTGAAAGGCCGCTTGAACGGCCACGCCGTGCGGGTGCCGCTCCTCAACGCCTCGATTACCGACTGCGTCTTCGAGGTGGAACGGCCGACGACGGTCGATGAGGTGAACGCACTCTTCAAGGCCGCGGCCGAGGGGCCGCTCGCGGGCATTCTGGGCTACGAGGAGCGCCCGCTCGTTTCGGCGGACTACACCAACGACCCAAGGTCGAGCATCGTGGACGCGCCCTCGACCATGGTGGTGAACGGCACGCAGGTGAAGATCTACGCCTGGTACGACAATGAGATGGGCTATGCCCACCGTCTCGTCGATGTCGCGCTGATGGTGGGGGAACACCCGTGAACCAGCGTCCCGAGGGCTTGTCCGCCTACATCGCCGTTACGGCGTCCTACTGGGCGTTCATGCTGACCGACGGCGCACTTCGGATGCTGGTGCTGCTGCACTTCCACACGCTTGGCTTCACGCCGGTGCAGCTCGCCTACCTCTTCGTGCTCTACGAGATCGCCGGAATGGTGACGAACCTTTCCGCCGGCTGGATCGCGGCGCGCTTCGGGCTGACCTCGACGCTATACGCAGGGCTGGCCCTTCAGGTCGTGGCGCTGATCGCGCTGGCACAACTCGAGCCCGGATGGGCCATTGGCCTCTCGGTCGCGTTTGTCATGGTCGTACAGGGGGCAAGCGGCGTGGCGAAGGACCTCGCCAAGATGTCCTCGAAGTCGGCGGTGAAGATCCTCGCGCCGACCGAGCGCGGCGGCCTCTTCCGCTGGGTCGCGATCCTGACGGGCTCCAAGAACGCTGTGAAGGGGCTGGGCTTCCTGCTCGGCGCCGCGCTCCTCGCCACGGTCGGCTTCGTCTGGGCTGTTCTCGCGATGGCGGGCGTCCTGGCGGCGATCCTCGTAGCGGTACTGATCGCCATGCCGCCGGGCCTGCCCAAGGGTCGCAAGGGCGCGAAGTTCTCCGAGGTCTTCTCCAAATCCGCCAACGTCAACTGGCTGTCGGCCGCACGGGTGTTCCTGTTCGGCGCCCGTGACGTGTGGTTCGTCGTCGGCATCCCGATCTACTTCTACGCCGTGCTGTCCGATGGCACGGAAGAGGGCAACCGCGTCGCCTTCTTCATGATCGGCACCTTCATGGCGCTCTGGATCGTCCTCTATGGCGCTGTGCAGGCTTCGGCCCCGAAGCTCCTGCGCGCGGCCAGGACGCCGGAGCGGGATCTCGTCGGCAAGGCGCGTAGCTGGGCCTGGATGCTTGCCGCGATCCCGGCGCTGCTGACCGCGGCGGCGCTTGTCTCGGCCCGGCCGCAGCCTTGGCTTACTGCCACGCTGGTGGTTGGACTGCTCATCTTCGGCGCGGTCTTCGCGGTGAACTCGGCGCTCCACTCGTACCTCATCCTCGCCTTTACGAAGGCCGAGCGCGTGACGATGGATGTGGGCTTCTACTACATGGCCAATGCCGGCGGGCGGCTTCTCGGCACAGTCCTGTCCGGGCTTACCTACCAGGTGGGCGGCCTTGCCTTGATGCTCGGAACGGCGACAGTCATGGTCGCGCTCTCCGCGCT